ATTGTTGAGCATCCTGCAATAGAGGAGGATTTTATCACCTTGAGCAAAGATTACAAATTTGAGTTTAAGGAGGTAGATCTTGAGAAGAGAGTTCTGATGGGTGCTGCTATGATTCCAGAGAAGCCTATTTACAGGAGAGATCAGGATGAGGAGTATTATGTATTCTTTACGAAGGAAACTATCAGGAGAGCATCTGAATTGTATCTGATGAATGGTAAGCAGGGGAATGCTACCTTAGAACATCAGGAGAAGATTACAGGCTTATCATTGGTTGAGAGTTGGATCATTGAAGATCCTGAGAAGGATAAGAGCAGAGCGTATGGTTTAGAGTATCCTGTGGGTACTTGGATGGTTTCAATGAAAGTTAATAATGAAGATATCTGGGAGGAATATGTCAAAAGTGGAAAAGTTAAAGGTTTCAGCATTGAAGGATGGTTTATGCAAAGAGAATCCACTATTGAACTCAGTTCTCAATTATCAGAAATTGAATCAGAAGAAGCAGAACATCTCCTATCACTTTATTTATTGGGAGTAATAAAGGCTACTATCAAAGATGATAAGAGATACAAGTCAGGGAGAAAGTTGGAGATGGAATCATTTAGAGACTACCCTGATTCAGTATCTAACAATGCAAAGAAAGGGATTGAACTCAATGAGAAGGGAGGAAATAAATGTGCTACTCAAGTTGGTAAAGTTAGGGCGCAGCAGTTAGCACAGAAGCAACCTGTATCTGTTGAGACAATTAAAAGGATGTATTCCTACCTAAGCAGAGCGCAGGAGTATTATGATGAGGGAGATAAAGAATCATGTGGATACATATCTTACTTATTGTGGGGAGGTTTATCAGGCAAGAGATGGGCTGAGAGTAAATTGAAAGAATTGGGAGAGTTATGAAAGTAACCCAAAATATTAGTTTTAAGTTGTTTAATTAGAAAAGTTCACAAAATGAATTTAACAGAAGTGTTTAAGAAGATTGAAATGGCATTAACACCTTCAGAAGATGTTGCTCCAGAAGTACAGGAAGAGGTTAAAGTTGAGATGGCTACAATGAAACTAGCTAATGGTATTGTTGTAGAAGCGGAATCATTTGAAGCAGGAGAGAGTGTATTCTTGATTGGTGAGGATGATGAGAAGATAGCTGCTCCTGTTGGAGAGCATGAATTGGAAGATGGCAAGATCCTAGTTATTGAAGAGGAAGGAGTTATCAAAGAAATCAAGGATGCTGCTGAAGAGGTAACAGAAACTGAAGAGCCTGTTGCAGAAGAAGAATCTACTGAGATGGCTGAGGAAGAGATGGCGTATGTAAGCAAAGAAGAGTTTACTGCTGCTATTGATGAGATCAAAGAGATGATTGCTGCAATGATGCCTAAGGAAGAGCAATCTGCTGAGGAAGTAGTTGAGGAAGTAGAAGTTGAGATGAGTGAAGTACCTGCTGCTAAGAAAGTAGCTGCTGCTCCTGTTGAAAAGAAGCCTCAAGTACAGAACTTTTCAAAGTCAGGTAGAGGAACTACATTGGCTAGAATTTATAGTAAACTATCATAAATAAATAAAAAAAAATGGCTGATTCTATTACTAGTAGTTATGCAGGAGAATTTGCAGGGAAATACATTGCCGCTGCATTATTGAGTGCTGACACTTTAGATGGTGGCGGTATTACTATCCGCCCAAATGTGAAGTTTAAAGAAACAATGCGTACTCTTTCAACCAATGCGTTGGTTAAAGATGCTGATTGTGGTTTCTCTGATGCTTCAGATGTAACGATTGCTGATCGTGTATTGACTCCAAAGGAGTTACAAGTTAACTTACAACTTTGTAAGAAAGACTTCCACAACCAATGGGAAGCAGAGCAAATGGGTTATGGTGCTTTTGATGAGTTACCTGCATCATTCTCTGATTACTTAATTGGCTATGTAGCTGATAAAGTTGCTCAGAAAACAGAGCAAATGATTTGGGAAGGAACAGGCTCAACTAATGAGTTCTCTGGATTGACTACTCAAATTGCATTGGATGCTGACCTTCCTGCTGCTCAAGAGATTGCAGGTACAAGTGTTACTGCTGCAAATGTTATTGCTGAGTTGGGTTCTATTGTAGATGCAATCCCTAGTTCAGTATATGGCAAGGAAGATCTTTACATCTATGTATCTCAGAATATTGCTCGTGCTTATGTTCGTGCTTTAGGTGGATTCTCTTCAGTAAGTCTACAAAATGTAGCTGCTACTGAAAATGTAGGTATTGCAGGTATCGGTGCTAATGGTGTTGATAACAAGGGCACTATGTGGTACGGAATGGGACAGAACTTAGCATTTGATGGTGTGAAGTTGTTTGTTTGTTCAGGTCTTGCTGACAATACTGCAATGGCTGCTCAGAAATCTAACTTATTCTTTGGTACAGGTCTTTTATCAGACCACAACGAAGTTAAGGTTCTAGATATGGCTGATCTTGATGGTTCTCAGAATGTTCGTTTTGTAATGCGATTTACCGCAGGTGTACAATACGGATTTGCTTCTGATATCGTTACTTACGGAATCGTAAACTCGGCTAACTAAGAGTTGATTGATTAATCTTAAAAGGGGCAGGTAGGCTTATGCTTGTCTGCCCTTTTTTAATAAAAAAAATAACATGGCTTGTACATTAACAAAAGGAAGAAACGAACCCTGTAAGGATGTAGTTGGTGGGATTACTGCGGTATATCTTGCAGACTTTGGTACATTAGGTGCTATCAATTATGATACAGAAGTAGGAGAAACTGATGTGATTGATGGTTTTGGTGGAAATCCTACTTGGTTTCAGTTTGATGTGAAAGGTGCATCATCATTTGAGCAAACTATTACTTCATCCAGAGATGCAGGGACATCATTCTATGAGCAAGTATTGAACTTGACATTGAAGAAGATGAGTAAGCAAACTCACAATGAACTTAAATTGATTGTAAGATCTAGACCTCATGTAGTGGTAGAGGATAACAACGGCAATAAGTTTATGATGGGCTTGGAGTATGGTGCTGAGGTAACAGGAGGTTCTGTTGTTACAGGAACTGCAATGGGTGATCTATCTGGATACACATTGACATTAACGGCTCAGGAGAAGATTCCTGCTAATTTCGTAGATGCTGCGATTACTGCATCTGCTTCAGAGATAGATGATATCTAATATCTGATCCTGATTATAATCAAAGAAGCCCCTCCATTTAGGAAGGGCTTTCTTTTTTGGTAGATAGTCTACCTAGAGAGATGAATGGCAAATATACCACAATAATTCTTTTGGGTTTTATAATTGTATGATAATAGTTGAAGAAAATACAACGGCAACAATCAAGATGTTCATCAGAGATTTCACAGAGCCAATATATTATTTGGAAGTGATATCAGAATCTAATAGAAAGCAGGAAGCGTTCTCACAAATTTCAGGTGGATATGATGACTTTAGAAAAACACTTAGATTTGCCTATGATGTTTCTACCTTGAATAAGGAGCAATTTTATGTGATCAAGATATGGGAAACGGAGGGAAAGACTAAATTGCTTTCTCAGGATAAGATGTATATCATTCCAACAGGATCTAGTGTTAGCACTTATCAGCCTAAGTTGACCACAACAGAAAAGACTATGAATAACGAGTTTAAGATTTATGGAGAATAATAGCCACTTCAAATTTGTGCAGCTATCAAGCTATACAAGCCCTGTGATTTCTGAGAATAGCAGAAAGGGATGGGTTGAGTATGGAGGAGATAATAATTACTTCCAATACTTGATAGATAGATACAATGGATCTCCTACAAATAATGCGGTGATATCAGGAATCATTGACATGATTTTTGGAGAGGGTATTGATGCTACTGATTCAGGAAAGAATCCAGAAGGATATATTCAATTAAGGAAGTTGATTAAGGACTCAGAATTGAAGAAGGTAATCAATGATTACTATATGCTTGGTAATGGTGCTTTCCAATTGATATACAATCAGGATAAGAGCAGAATAGTTGAGGTTCATCATATGCCTGTGGAATGCCTCAGAGCAGAGAAATGTAATGAGGAAGGAGAGATTGAGGGATATTACTATGCTTATGATTGGGGCAATGTCAAGAGCAAGAAAGGTGTTGAGAGGATTCCTGCATTTGGATTTGGTGAGATATCTGATAAGGTTGAGATATTGTATTTCCGCCCTTATCGTTCAGGATCTTATTACTATTCACCTGTTGATTATCAGGGTGCTTTACCATATGCTGAATTAGAAGGAGAGGTAGCAAACTACCATATCAATAATATCAAGAATGGACTTGCTCCTAGCATGATCGTTAATTTCAATAATGGAGTACCTCCAGAAGAGGAGAGAAACATCATTGAATCACAGATTAAGCAGAAGTGGAGTGGATCAAGTAATGCAGGGAAGTTTATTCTTTCATTCAATGATAGTGCTGAGACTGCTGCAAGTATTGAGCCTGTTCAGTTATCAGATGCTCACAACCAATATGAGTTCCTATCTAAGGAATCTCAGCAGAAGGTATTGGTGGGACATAGAATCACATCTCCTATGTTGTTTGGTGTTAAGGATCAGACAGGAT